GAGTCAACACTCCACCGGACGAAGTTGTTGGATTTAAGAATATTCTTGGGCATTGTGATAAAGAGATCAAATCCCCAAGCTCATTAGCAAACCCATTCGTCTGATCGAATGCCGAGCATGGAATGTACGAAGCCATTGCCCTACCAAAGTAAAAACTGTTGCCATTAACAATAAACTTGACATGCAGTTTCAAACTCATGAGGGTAAAATTGGAAATTCTATTCGAGACACGCTTGTCTGTAAGAAACCTAGTCCATGGATCAAAGGACAGGTTCATAGAAGTGCCTAACTCCCAAGTAGCTTCGTAGATGCGTATGGGACGAGATAGAAAGTCTTCAAAACTCGCTGCCTCGTTCCCATTACGAGCGCGGGTGGCCTCTAAGGGACCAGAAGCATCAACGCACTCGCCAATATCAGCATCACGAAAACGAATATTTTGCTCCGTAGACAACATGGTACAACCTCCTGGATTAACTTTGGTTTCAAACCCTGACTGTGGTACAACCTTTTGGTCATCAGCAGGACAAACACAATGTTCATGGTGACATCTGGGGCAAAACCCAGAGAGTGGGAAATCCATCACACTCCTGGGCGAGCAGGTCTCGTGAGAGCTGCTCTTTGGTTTAACAAGTTTCCTCTTTCGAGGTGTTTTATTGATTTTAGTAGGTTTAGAAAGTCAAGAATAGTCTAGGGTGAAAGACTCAACACACCCAAGACAAATGTTTCTATTTGGTGGACTACGCCTCCACTAAATAGCGGTACCCTCGTAAGGGTGTCCGATACGTGCAAAGCCTAATTAATGTACTTACGAAACATATAAACATATACAAAATTGGTATCCATATACACGCACCCCTCTTCAACTATACACAGGAACCCCACGGGGGTGCGGGGCGGAAGTTTATTGACATTCCGGGTCAGTTATTGGCTCTGGCCATTCTTCATCAAAGATGGCCGTCCTAGCCATGACATCAGCCTCGGTTTCCCCTTCCTGAGGCTCATGCCTTTCTTTCCATTTGTCGACGAATTCCTCAAAGGTGGTGTCCAGTCTGTTGGTCATGTGTTTAAGACCGGCCATCTCAGCCACCATAATTAATTCTTTCCGCCGTCTTTCGTAGACATCCTTGCCATGGAAGAACCATTCATAGCACGTGTTGTCAATGTTCTGGGCACAGGCTTGTTCCACACTAAGTGGACTGCCTTTATCCCTGACAAAGCAGTGTAATGATTTGGCAACAGAAGTCTCGAGCAAAGCTCCAACGTTACAATCGATCTCTGGAATATATACATTCTTCCTCTTTAGGAATTCAAACTTCCTCGGATCTAAATACGGAACAAGCTCCGACTCCTTATCTGGCATGGTGTAGGTCTGCCCATACTGGGCCAAGAATTCAGATATCGATTTGATGTTGAACTTCTCGTATCCTGGTGCAACAGTTCCTCCATTGTCGTCGCCGTAGGTGGTGAGAGCGACGCAATCTTTGAAGTTTCCTACTGGCACCTCTGGGTAAAGTGAAAAGAAACAACACCGTAAGTTGAGTAGTCCACAGAAGCCATTCAAAATGACAGTGAGGGAGTTTCCAGAAATGTGGCCGCCACAGATGAGCCCAATAAGATCGCCATTAAATGCGATAAGGGCATAAACTAAATCACCTGCCATAGCTTCCATAATCCGTATGTCTCTCTCGGTGTACCCTGGTAACTCCCGGGCGGCGTCTATCAAAAGTCTGATCGATGCCAGGAGCAACTGGGATGACAATTTCTGGTCATAACTCTTGTAATCTCCGGCTATCATCCGCTCTTCTCCATGTTGGGTTATGTGCTTGTAAAGCTGTTCCCACTCCCTGCTATGGGCATTAATCCCAACGGCAGTTTCGCATATGAGCGGATTCATCTGGATTGCTCGGATCAAGGGGAGGAAATGGCCCCTGACATTAAAAGTCAGAGCTAGGGTACTAGCGTAAATGGTCCTACATTTCTGTTTGCCAGGTTCGCTGTACGCAATCACCTCATCTTTGAGGCACCCTTTAGCCACGGAGCCGGCTCGCTCACCTCTTTCGTAACAAGCCATGCTCCTGTCTATTTCATCCTGGACGACGGGCACGAACTTTACGGCCCTTCCCTTCTCGTCGTATTCCACATGACGAGATTTGGGTCCAGATCCTGGGTAGCCAATTGATGTATCCAAATGTATCGGATCTATGAATCTGATTCCTGGTATGCCATGTAAATTCTCTTCATAGGTCAATGGGCGAAGAGTGTCTCTCCATTCAGGGCGCTGAAATATGGGTATGAAATACACTTTAAAATCAGCAACCGCTTTCTGCAACAATTCCGGAGGGAAAGGTTGTGCAGGTTGTGAGAGGCTGGCTATACACTTCTGCCAACCAAACCAGCGAGGAGAAATGGTGGGAGGCCCATATATATTGGGCAATTCCATAATGTCCATAACATGCTCGCTAATTGGCGTGACCTTGACGCTAGTGCTAGGCGTCGTCATACCAAAACAACCCCCATAATATTCTATTTGTGAGGGGTTGGGCATATAATTCAAACATGACTTGTAGTGCAGCTTAGCCGAAGGTTGCATAACCTCCATGCCCATTTGCTTGCTGGGCATCGTTTCAAAACTGCCAGTCACAAGCACTGTTTCAACCGTGGCCAGTTCATCTAAAACACGGTCGAGAGTGCTCTTGAGTACGGAACCATATACCCCGTAGGGTGTGCCGTCTCTGCCTCCTAAATGGAAGCCTGCTATATTAACTCCCTTGGCTTCAGCCACCACAACAGCACCACATAGACCTTTGAAAGTGTCCATACCAAAGTTCTTATAACATCCGCCGGAAAACTCGACTCCAACTCCTGTGTCGATGCCATCCTTTGGTACTGCCATCCCCTTGGCTGTGGTGACCTTGCCGTCCTTGCTTCTGTAAACAAGCGTGAACGGTAATTCTGGTAGCTGCGATATCGGGAACCACGGTGTGAGGTCCTTAAAGGATCCTCCAGCATGGCAATAACATGCCACAAGATCGGTGTCCGGTATCCTAATTGCTGTTTTCAGCGATATATAAGCTGGGAACATGCCACCAGATTCCAATGGCGCAGATTTCCTGAAAGTGCATTTAAGGGTGTCAACATTGGCATCCGTGAAATAGTGGTTTGGCACAATCATCACTCCAGTTTTAACAAAGAGAGCATTGAGTGCCATAATACCATACGTAGTTTCAACGGATCCATAGACCAAGTTGCGCTCAACGATCTTAACAAAATCGTCCTTATTCGTGCACAAAGCCTGGTGAGAAAATGGGAACTCCCGTTTGCCTGGTGTTGCCCAGGGATTAATTTCCTTGTCCCTAGCGGCAATTTGCTCAGCGTTCTCGGGCATGAGAGTGCCCTGCGACTTCGGTTTGTTCCTAATGACTCGGTATATCTTTGCGAGAGTATACACTATACCAACTGCAAGAGCAGTTCTGCAAATGTTTCTCGCGTTGTCATCTCTCCATGCCTTGAGTGTTGGCGCTATCGAGTTTCTTTCAGCCAAGTCGCGGACGTACAATTCATCTAAAGTGGCCACCATTTTCTTCTGGACAGTGGAAGTGATGGCCAAGAGGAAACAACACGTGAATATGAAGTGAAACCCCTTGAAACCACCACGGTACCACGCAATCAATAGCAGAAGTGATGAGATGCTGTACTGTATAAAAGTCCAGCGGAAGAACTTATAGGCTATCTCCCTGGATTCGAAAACCCTGAGCATGTTCTGTATGCGTGGATCCTCTATCCATGGTGTGGGAACCAGCTTGAGCCAACTCCATCTATGCCTCAACATCTTCGCCATTTTTAACATGGCGATGCCACTTATGGCGTCGACAGTTTTACTGGTATGTGACGCAGCTTCGTCGGCTCTCTCAGTAACCACTCCGCTTAGGACATCCCATCCTCTAGCTAAACAGTCTCCATGATTGTAATCGTAGCCAAAGGCCTTGGAGAGCCTATGCTCCCAAGAATCCTTACTCGGGTCACCAAATATCTTTCTTTCGACATAATTCGCACACCTATTGTAAATGTACATGCCTGTGAAGACTTCGAACCCAGATTGCTTAGTCATTGATTTGAACCATTTGGCATCCTCGATGGCTAGTGCCATCTCAGTTTCATCCACCTCGATCTCAGGTTCCGACTCTTCTGTAACTGACGAGTCTTCCGGGGTCACCGTATCATACGAATGCCCATCGGTGTCATGTTTATTACACAAACCTTTGATCTGCTTGCAACCCTTTGCAGGGCACAAGTTTATGGTTCTCGACTTATTGCGTATTATGAACTCTTGTTCTGCCCTATGCTGGTGATATTTAGTTATGAGGAATTGAACGGCGGTCTTTATGGAAACCTTGGCGTAGGTTATACCGTCTTCCTTAACAACAGCATATTGGGCCACGTGACGCAGATCCTTAGGTTCAACGGCCTGCTCGATGGTTATGTACCACAGGTCGTCTACTGGGATATCTGACATTTTGTCACCATAGCAGTCCCTAACCTTTGTAGGGTCGAGACCGCATTCTTTTCCATCTATAACTAGTTGGAATTCCTCTCTAGCGGCAACTGTCAGGACATATTTCATTCGTCTCTGAATGGCGTATGGGCACTGGGAGTAGGTGTGAGCGTCCAGCGTTTTGACGTTGGTATTAACTACCACGATCTCAGGCTCGACAAAAACCTTACCCTTACTCTCAATTTCTGCCATGTTTGCATAGAAAGGGTTGTTGTTGATGACGTCGATGAGGGCTCTGGTGGGAGCCTTCTCTATGAAATCCTTCTTATCGTTAGCCATATCATCAAATATCATGACTAATTTGTTTGTGGCCCAATTGGACATATACCTGTCAGAAGCGTTGACCGAGGCCTTATGCTCCATGCCAGTAGGTAAACCAGCACTAGCAAGAAGACAATCAACTATCTGCATCCCACAAGTTGTCTTTCCTTGGCAACTACGCCCATATAATTCCAGGGCAAAAGGGGCTTTCCTAAGCCCAGTAGCCAATTTAAGTGTGACATATTCATTCCGTATGGTACACAGTTTGAGGATTTTCTTTTCAAATATACTCTTCTCAATGCCATGCTTCCCTTGCACTAGAACCCGAAGGCGCTTGGTGCAGTTTTCGAG